CCCTTTCTTTTTTACGCACCGTTTCCAGTCAATACAGGGTCGCTGTCCATACTACTTTCGGCGTATGCGGTCGGGGCCGGTCGGCGTCAACATAATATTTCTAGTTCGGAGAATACTAGCTGTCCGGGTGGCTGACCGTGCTGTCCGTGTAAATTACAACAACCGTAACAAATCGGCGTTTACTTGTTGACAAACCCATTGACGTAAATACTTAAAACTAGTTGACGTAAACAGGTATTGGCCGCAGTCAACGGGTTATTCGGCCAAAAATGGCCGTTTTCTGGCCGGGCTGGCCGGGTGGCAGTTTTTTACCCGGCCAGCAAATCGCTTTTGCAAGTCGCGGTAGCACAACAACTTAATCTTGTTGACGCCGCGTTTGTCCGGTTGGTCAGGCTGGACCCCACCTCGATAGCTAGGAAAAGGAGTTGTAAAAATATTTGGTACAGGAGGTAGAGAGTAGGATCACCCGGCCATCCGGCCAGACGCCTCTGGACAGCCCCGACCCCTCGAAACTCGTTCCCCTCGAAACCGCAAAAGCTAACAGACTTAACGCGCATCGCTTTGCGCTGGTATTAACGCCTAGTCGGTGCTACTGTATCGACATGAGACGCAAAGCTGCATCGGGCGAACCGCCCTATCGCATGTACACCGTCCGAGTCCCGGACGAAACTCGAACCCGCCTTCGCGAGATGGCCGACAAACACTGTGACGGCAACGCCTCCGAAGCTCTCCGCCGCCTCGTAGCCCTCGCGCCCGATGACCTCATTGCCACGCTTCCCGTGCAGCCATCCCGGATGCCGGAGTCTGGCCTCTGAAGGCTCTCGGCGCTGTTCTGCCCACGCAACCTCTTTGGCCTCGTCCGAAGTGACGCGTCGCATGAACACCGCCTTGGCCGAGGCCCAGCGCCTCCGCGGCACCCGAACCTGGAAAGCCATCCGCGCCCAACTGCGCAGAGACCGGCCGCTTTGCTGCAACCCGCTCAAGCGCCACGACGGACCCCAACCGACGGAGCACATTCACCACATCGTCCCCATCACCGAAGACCCCTCGCGAGTGTTTGACCTCCGCAACCTAGCCCCCCTTTGTGTGGATTGCCACGGCGCCATCGAAGCGATGGAGCGCAGCGGCACCTCAACCCGACACCTTTTCGACCATGGGACTCCCCGGACGACCCCCGAAGCCTGATTCGGCTCTTCGCCCCGACTACGCCAAGAAGCACCCCGGCCTTGCGGCGCGGCGCGGCACGGCGATCCGCTATCCGCGCCACGACGGCACGCCCCCGGAGCGACTGACCGACCGGGCCAAGGTGCACTACGCCCGCTACTTCGCGCTCTTGGACGCCCAGGGTGAGGAAGGGCTCTGCACCGAAGCGGACGTGGATCTCCTGGCCGCCCTGTCCAACACCCTTGTGGACATCGAGGACTGCGAGCAGATCCTCAAGGCCGACGGCTGGACGCTCATGGACGATGACGGCGTGACGAAGAAGCACCCGCTGGGGCCGCAACTGGTCCAGCTTCGTTCAATGCAGATCAAGCTGACCGAGCAACTGGGCTTGACGCCTCTTGCGCGCCAGCGTGTCCGCCTGCCGGAAGACTCTGGCCCCGTGACCGGCGACAACATCGTCACGTTCGACAATGTTTGACGACTACCCCCGGTGCCAGCGAGCGGTGAGCTACGTTGACGACGTGCTCGCCGGTCGCCGTCTTGCGCCCAAGCGGGTCCGGCAGGCGTGCCAGCGGTTTCTCGACGACCTTCTTCGGGACGACTGGGACTTCTACTTCGACCCGAAGCAGGCCGAGCGGGCGATGCGCTTTGCCGAGATGCTGCCGCACGTCAAGGGCAAGTGGGCGAGGGTCGATCCGCGCACGCGCAAACCGCAGACCCTCAAACTCGAACCGTGGCAGGCGTTCATCCTAGCGAACATCTTCGGCTGGCTTCGGCGGAGCACGGGCAAGCGCCGGTTTCTGCGGGCGTCGATTTACCTCCCGCGCAAGAACGGGAAGAGTTTCCTTGCGGCCGCAATCGGTTGGTGGATGTTCGCCAAGGACGGCGAGCCGGGCGCAGAGGTCTATTCGGGCGCGACGAGCGAACGACAGGCGTGGGAGGTGTTCCGCCCCGCGCTACAGATGGCGAAAATGCTGCCGATCATGGCCGAGCAGCTTGGGGTCGAACTCTACAAGCAGTCGATGGTGCGCTCCGACGGCTCCAAGTTTCAGCCAGTCATCGCCAAGCCGGGCGACGGGGCCAGTCCACACTGCGCCATCGTGGACGAGTATCACGAGCATAACGATTCGACCCTTTACGAGACGATGCGGCAGGGCATGGGTGCCCGCGAGCAGCCGCTCCTCCTCGTCATTTCCACCGCGGGCGACCTCGTGTCCGGGCCTTGCAAGGCCGACTGGGACGAACTGGGCAAGGTGCTCGACGGCTCCGTCCAGGATGAGCACTTCTTCGGCGTTATCTACGAGCGAGACGAGGGTGACGACTGGGCATCGGAGCTGGCGCTAGAGCGCGCCAACCCGAACTGGAAGGTCGCCATCGAACCGCCGATCATCCTCGCGCAGATGGAGGAGGCGAAGCGAGACCCGCAGAAGCAGAACGCCTATCGGACGAAGATGCTGAACGAGTGGATCGGCGCTTCGGCGGGATGGCTCAACATGGACCGCTGGCACTCCTCGGTCGCGCCCGACCTGAAGCTCGAGCAGTGCAAAGGCCTGCCCGCCTTCATCGCCCTCGACGCCGCGAACAAGATCGACATTTTCTCTGTCGCGATCATGTTTCGCGACGGCGATAAGCGCCGGTTGTTCTGTCGGCACTTTCTGCCCGAGGAGACGGCGAGCCTCGAGCACAACAAGCACTACCGCGCATGGGCCGATGCGGGCCACATCACCCTCACGCCAGGAGCGCGCACAAGCCAACACGCTGTCCTCGACTTGCTCAAGGAGTGGTGTGCCGCCTATGCACCTCGGAGCATTGGCTACGACCCTCGCGAGTTGACGTTCCTCATGGCCGAGGTGGCAAACTGGTGCGGGTGCCCAGTGGTCGAGATCCCGCAGAGCCCGACGGCGATCTCGGAGCCGATGAAGGAGTTTGAGGCGTTGCTGAACAACGGCCAGCTTCAGGTCGCCCAAGACCCGGTGCTGACGTGGATGGCGTCCAACGTCGTGCGCAAGGAGGGCATGGGGGGCGGCACGGTCAAGCACTACTACCCCGCCAAGGTGGCCGACCGGCAGAAGATCGACGGCGTTGTCGCCTCCATCATGGCGCTTAAAATGGACCTCGCAGAGCCCTCGGACGGTGTGGCGTTGCCGTTTTTCGCTTGACGTGAGGCGTATTGTCGTGAACGTCTCATAGCGTAGGGCAGATATGGTGTTCGACTGTTCAGGGTAGGGCGCCCGCAGAGTGTAGGGCTCTGCGGGCGTTTTCTCTTCATGCCACGACCAACCGCTCAACTGGACCGCAAGTGCGAGGTGCTACGCGCCACGACGACCCGCGACGCTGCGGGCGGGCGGGTGGAGACGTATTCGACCATCGCAACGCCGTGGTGCCACAGGACCGACACGGGCGGCGGCGAGACGCGCAGCTTCGGTGCGCTGCACAGCGAGACGACTTCGGTGTTTGAGATGCGATGGTCTTCGTCCCTGATGCCGTTGACGGCGAAGGACCGCATCCGGCAGGAGGGCCGGACTTGGGATGTTCTGGTGGTTCGCGAGATCGGACGTAGGCAGGCTTTTCTGATCCAAGCGCGGGAGCGCATCGGCCAAGTATGAGCACGTTTGAAGCCCAGACGGTGGCAGCTCTCGCAGGCGATGCGGCAGTGACCTCGCGCATCCCCGCGGCGAACCACTTCTTCGGCATTGCGCCGCAGGACCGGCCGGTGCCCTACTTGGTTGCCGTCCGCACGGCGACGGAACCGCAGAACACGACGAAGAGCGGGCTTTCGGGCGAGGGCAACTCCGACCGGATCACCCTCGAAGTCTCAGTCGTGTGCCGCACCTACCTCGAAGCCGCAGAGGCGGCGGTGGCGGTGCGCCAAGCTCTCGAGCGCACGCGCCCAGACAACCGGCGCAGTTACATG